ATTGAAGCTTCTACTGCAACGGCTGCCATGGCCTCTCCTCCTAATTTAAATTTAGATAACATAACAGCAGCAAGATCTTCTTTTGTTGAAACTGCTTTGCCTTTACCTTCATCGCGAACTGCTTTAACTTGTCTTCCTGCACCTAACTCTGCACCAGTATATGATGCTCCATCTGAAGATGATAAATTAGCTGGGAGATAAAGAAATATCATATCTCCAAGTTCGGCTTGGTTTTGCTGTTTTAACTGGAAACTCATAAAGGGTTGAGTTCCGGCTTCAGCATCAGCACGTAATGTGTGTGGATATGTAAGAATTGGTGATTTTGCCATATTTAGTACCTATTTTACTTATATAAATAGAATTATATTATTTAACGTATGGTACTATTTATATGAGTTACAAAGGCAAATACACAATAAAAAACAAATCAAAGTACATTGGAGATCCCAAAACAGTTGTATATAGATCTTTATGGGAACGGCAGGCTTTCAAATGGTGTGAATCTAATCCACAAGTACGTGGTTGGAATTCAGAAGAGATCGTAATTCCTTATATGTCTACAGTAGATGGAAGATTACATCGATATTTTGTTGATCTACTTATTGTAATGGAAAACGATGAAGTATTTTTAGTTGAAATTAAACCAAAGAAACAAACTATCCCACCTAAGAAACCTTCTAGAAAAACAAAGAAATATGTTAAAGAAGTTACAACATATATTACAAATACAAATAAGTGGAAAGCTGCTCAGAAATTTGCAGAACAAAAAGAATGGAAATTTCAGATATGGACAGAAGAAACTTTAAAGAATTTAGGTATCAAACTACTGAAGGGTTGATATAAATAGATCTATGGCAAGTTTATTCGATACACTACAAGCAGGAGCATCTCGATCGCAAGTACAATTGCGTACTGATGATGCAAAAAAATGGTTCAGGAGAAATGTTGCAAAACTTGGTAAAGTATCACCACAAAGAGTTTTAAAAGATGATGCATTAGATAAGGCCACAGTTGCAGAATTAGGTAAACCTACTGCAATTGGTAGCATGTATATGTATTTTTATAATCCAAAACATAAAGCAACACTACCATATTATGATAGATTTCCTTTAACAATTGTGGTAGGTGAAGCACCTGGTGGATTCTATGGATTAAATCTTCATTACTTATCACCGGTCATAAGAGCCAAATTTTTAGATGAATTAATGAAGTTATCACCTACTAAAAAAATGGATGATACAACGCGTTTAAAAAGATTAAGAAGTAAAGCTACTAAAAATTTATTGATGTCTGCAAAAAGATTTAGGTATTTTGAACCATGTTGGAAACATTATTTAATGCCTCATGTTAAAACAAATCTTGTAAGAGTACCAATGACTGATTGGGAAATAGCAATATTCTTACCAACAGAACAATTTAAGAAAGTTTCTAAAGAAACAGTTTGGCGTTATTCACGCAAAACATATGCAAGCGGAGTAAATTAATGAATATAGACACAATGAAAGCTATGCTCAGTAAGAAGGGCGGAATTGCTCCTACTAATAGATTTCTAATTTTAATGACTGCTCCTAAAGTATCTCTTATTAATACAGACCCATCTGTATTACTTGGTACATTATTATCTGGTGGTGGAATTGGTAATATATTTAATGATCCACGAGATATAACATTATTGGCCAAATCTGTAAATATTCCTGGTAGAAATATATCAACCACAGATAAACAAATTGGTAAACAATCAATGAAAATTCCATATGATTTTATTGATGGAGATGTTGCAATGAGTTTTTATTTAACAAATGACGGATTTGCCCGTAGATATTTTGCAGATTGGCTTGGTTGTGTAGTTGATGCCGATGGATATAAAGTTGGATATAAAAAAGATTATTGTACAGATATACAAATTATACAATTAAATCAAAAGAATTTGCCGGTCTTTGGGGTGACACTTGAAAATGCATACCCATTAGACATGTCGGCTATAGATTTGGATACTAGTGAAGATACTAGTATCCAAGAAATGAGTGTTAATTTCGCATATGATAGATATATGGAACTTGACGCATCACTTGACAGTTTAATGTCAATAAAGGATTCTGTGCTTCCACAGATTACAAATACATTAGACTTAATTTCATCATAATAATCGGAGAATAAAATATTATGGCATTACCAAAACTGAATACTTCCAGATACCTAACGACAATTCCGTCATCAGGTAAAGAAGTTGAATATAGACCGTATCTTGTAAAAGAAGAAAAGATACTAATGATGGCACTTGAAACAAAAGATCAAAGCCAAATTTTAAGAGCAGTAGCTCAAGTAATACAAGAGTGTATTATAGATGATATCAATGTTAGTAAATTAGCTATGTTTGATATAGAATATCTTTTTATGCAATTAAGATCAAAGGCTTCTGGAGAAATAATTGATTTAAAACTTCCATGTGAACTTGAAACGTGTAAACATGAAAATAATTTTTCGGTTGATATTACTAAAATACCTGTACCGGTGTCACCTAAAATTGAAAACCCAATAAGTTTAACTGATAATGTTTCAGTAGAAATGCGATGGCCGACTGTTTCAGATTTACAAGGAATGACTCATAAACAGTTAACATCAATGGAAGGTGCAACTGATATGTTCACTAAGTTGATTGTTAATATTTTTGAAGATGAACAAATACATAGTACTATAAACGAAACTAAAGCGGATATGCTTGCTTTTATTGATAGTTTAAATGCTGGACAATTTGCAAAAATGTCAAATTTTTTAGGTAGTATGCCAACTGTAGAAACAAATGTTAATTTTAAATGTACAAAATGTAATCATGAAACAAAGGTAGAACTAAAAGGACTCCAAAGTTTTTTTACATAAGCCTCTCTCATGATAATCTTGTAAATCATTATAAGACTAATTTCGCGATGATGCAGCATCATAATTATAATTTGGCTGAGTTAGATATGATGCTACCTTGGGAGAGAGAAATTTATGTATCTCTTTTAACGCAATGGATTAAAGAAGAAAACGAAAGAGTTTCGAAAGAAAACGCTAAACAAAGGAAATAATAATGGCAACAGATGAAAAAGCAGAAGTAAGTATGAGTCGTGCTGAATATGATGCACTTAAGGCTGGTGCTGCACCCCCAAAGGGTGAAGGAGCAGCATATGATACTCGAGGTTTTAAAACAGTCGAAGGTATGGAAGATGCAGATATAAACGGCGATGGACATATATCTCAAATGGAAAATAAAATGCACTTAGAGTTTAAAAGAAAAGAACTAGAAGATGCAGATGCAATGAGAGATGCACAAAGAAAGATGGCATGGTTTGCTCTCTTAGGTATGTTACTATATCCTGCTGCGGTAGTTGTTGCCAGTTTAGCAGGACTAAGTGAAGCCCAAAAAACATTAGGATCTATGGCTCCTACATATTTTGTAGCAGTTGCAGGTATTGTTGCAGCGTTCTTCGGAGCTCAAGCCTTTTCAGGTAAAAAATAGGAAATAACTCATGGCCGATCTCACACCAGAACAATTAATTGCTGCAGAAAAAGCTGCCATAGCCGATGGAATAAAGGCTAAAAAGGATGGTGCAAAAGCGGCAGAAAAGCAACGTAAAAAAGATGAGAAACGTTGGAGTAGCACTAATAAAGACACTCAAGCAGAAATTAATAAAGAATATGAGATCTCACAAGAAAAGGTTGCTCAAGAAAAACGTAAACAGCTTGAAGAAGATCGAAAAGAGGCCGGTGATGATTATGTAAAAAAAGAAGTTGAACTCTCTGTTTCGGCTGGTCTGGCCAAACAATTTGCCGCGGCTAAAGATGAAACTAAAAAAGGTATTGAAGAAAAAGATTTAGAAAAACAAATCAAAGGAATGGGATCTATCTTTAATACTGAGGAAGATAATGAAACACAAAAGGCTTTATTAACAGAATTTAAATCTGTATCTTCTGGATTAAAAAATCCAGATTTAAATCCGTTAGAACGGCGGGTTTTAGAAGGCAGAATGGAAGAACTTAAATCTGCTTCTGGAGACGAAGAAGAGCGAAGAGAAAAACAAGAAGAAGCAGAAGCTTCAAAAAATATTATGAATAGGATGGCCGATGGTATAGACAACTTCGGTACTAGTTTTGATAAATTCCGAGATGGAATGATGGTCGGTGGAGGAATTTTAGCGGCTCTTGGTACAATTGCAATGTTGTTCTTTGAACCTGAAGAATTAATGGCCGGTATGACAATTGCACTTGAAAAGGTTCGTGATATTATTGACGGAATTACAACAATATTTACCGAGGGTTGGGAACCCGGGATGGAAAAACTCGATGGTCATATGGGTACTGTTGGAGCAATTATTGCAGGTATTGTACTTTACTTTGGTGGAACAATAATAGGGGTATTTGCTGGTGCATTTAGACGTGTTTCAAGTTTAGCTTCCTTTGCAGTCAAATTTGGTAAAGGAATAAAAGCATTAAGTGCGGGAATAAGATTGGCCGCTGTCGCAACTGGTGGTGTATTTTCATCCATGCTAACCGGCCTAATAGGATTTTTAGCTCCATTTGCAATTCCTATTGCGATTGCGGTAGCTATTGCTGCAGTAATTGGATTGATTGGTTATACTCTGACAAAATTAAGAGATAGTCTTGGATTTGAGAGTGTATGGGATGTTATATGGTTAGGAGTTGCATACTTAAAAGACGGTCTAGGCAAATTAGGCAATCTGTTTATAGATCTATATAATAAAATTGCTGGTCTTGTAGGAAGGTTTGCATCGTGGTTAGGTTTCGATATGCCAGACATTGCAATAGATCGATTAGCAGTAGATAATGCAGTAAAATTTAAAGCTGCAGCACAACAAAAGAAGATTGAAAATGATGCAATGAAAGCGGCACTAGTAGAAGAAGAAAAGCATCAAATTGATAACGATCTTAAAAATGCAAACTTTGGGAAAATGCTAGATGGTGTACCAAGTGGTGTTAATATTGGCCCGATGCTAGATCCTGAACAGGATCTTATCGATTCAATGAATGAAGAAGCCGCGCTTAAAAAGGCAGCAAAACCTAAAGTTATAGATGAAGATGCAGTCATTAAGGATTATCAGGATCAATTTGGATTAAGTGAAATTGATGACGTGATAAAACCTATGAATATGCAGCATGCTGCAGATCTGAAAAGAGCAAAGAATGAGGTTGATTTACTAGCACTACAAGAGAAGCTAGCAGATGATAGATCCCAGGGGCTTGTAAATGAACC